CGGAGATGGCCGGGCCATAAAACCCGTCCTTGCCGGCTCGAAATCCCGAGAACGGCGAGCCTTTTTCCCCTCGAGGGCCAGCCCGCCTGCACCCTGCTAACTCTATGTTATAATAGGTATCTGGCAAATTGTGACTCTGACACATAGAGCAATTTCCCGTCTATAAAAAGAGTCGGGTGCAGCCTGGTCCATTCCCATATTTCTGCCAAAAATTCCTGAGTTCAGGTACTTACAGCGATCATGGTGGATCGCCGAATTTACCGTCGTCTCAGCGGCAAGTCCAGCGAAATCTTGCTAGATCAATCAACTCAAAAAGTAGGATCGTTAGCAGGATTTATGCGCAAGATACAGAGAAAATCTCAGAAATTCTAACGTAAACATCCAATATTTGTAGGGAATACAGAAAGATTTGCACATGATAGTTCAGGTTGTAGTAAATAATTATTATTGTCTCATCGTGCTAGATTAGCACCGGGGCAGTGAGCACTGGCATGGCCGACGAGCATCAAGTCTTCGCTCAAACCGCCGACAAGCTCACCCAGGCCCTGACTAGGATCAATAGGAGCTCGACATGGCGAGAAAAGCATTTGTCGTCACCGATGCGATGCGCAAGAGAGTGCAATCTTTGGGGGGTGTCGGCGTCCGGCAGGAGGACATTTGCGCGATCATCGGCTGTCGCGACCCGAAGACGCTGCGCAAGCACTTTCGTGATGACCTTGATCGCGGCATGGCTGAAGCGAATGTGGAGATCGCCGGCTCTTTATTCGCTAAAGCGAAGGATGGCAATGTACTGGCGCAGATATTCTGGCTGAAGACGAAGGCGGGTTGGCGGGAGTGCAAGGAGCCGGAAAACCCAGTTCCGGGCACCAATCCCGATCCGAAACCAGTGGCAGTCGTCATCCTGCCCGACAACCGCCGAAATCCAGAGAGAGTAGATCAGATGCGAAAAGCACAAGAGAAGTACTTCGGCAAAAACTGGCCAAAACTGCCCCGTTAGGAAATCAGATAATCCGATGCGGATGAGAACCCTGGCGGGTGAATCGACGGGTGAGGCGCAGAGGCTCAATTTTGACCTCCGTTTGATGGTCCAGTTTCGCGGCCGTCGCGATCACCTCCGATGCCGGATTGCTGGCTTATCGCGAGGTGGACGACCTGCTCGCTCTGACCACGACTGGTGGCGAGATGTTGGCGGATGCAGCACCGGTAAGAATGGCCTGCTTGTGGCAGTCGGTGTTTGGACCGACGGACCGACTTTCCTACCAAGAAAGAGTGGAGGCCCGCCCCTTGATGATCTTCCAGACGTGAGTTTCACCGAGCGGCTCACGGCGCAAAAGTCATCAATGCTGGCGCTGAGGATCTGTTTTGGTATCGGTTAGCGATATGGCTTCGCCAGATCGATCTGTTGTCGCGCCCGAAAGACAGTGCGCTCGCCGGCCTCGACATTGGCTGACACAGTCCAGAGCCGCAAAGCCACATTGAGAGGATCGATGCGGAGCGCGGACCAGAAGGTAAGCTCGCCGACCCGATGCTGTTTTGCATGGCAGGTCATGCACAGAGGAACAGCGTAGCGATCGCCCGGCTTCCTCCCAACACCGCCATCGGTTCCTGTCCGCACATGCGCGGCGTCTGATGGCGCTGCCTTGCCGCAGGCTACGCAGGGGAGCTGACGGACAAAAGCTAGGTGCTGCCCCCGCCTACGCAAGTTAGGTTTTGGCTTGCCGCGCGCTACCGGCCGGGGGATGCGGGGCGCAGGCATCGGTCCTAGGAATTGGCAGCGCGTTCGTGTTCCGGCGCGGCGTAAGGTGGATGGGCCAAGCCGGGCGAACCCGGACGATCTCCTTTAGAGTGTCTGACACAATGTCGCGCATCGTGTCCATGAACGCCTGGTGGCGCTCCGGATTGTCGACGATCGCGGCCATTCTTATGAAGCCGAGCCGAACCACGCCTTCCAGAGCTAGAGAGATCTCCTTTCTGTATGCCGCTAAAACCGCATCCAGGACATTCGACGTCGTGAAAACCCGGCTTCGCCGTCACGGGATAATCTCGAGACTTGCTCGTAGCGCCGCCCGCAACGCCAACCTCCCGTGTGGGACCGGCACCTCATTCGTGGCGCGGATCTTTTCCATGACGCGTTCGATAAAGAAGTTGAAGATCTGCAGCTCGCGGTCGAGGGCGTTGATGAACTTCTCATCGGGCTCAACCCGCATGACGACCTTTGGCAGCACGTCATGCCAACAGACGATATCGACCCAGCTGCACTGCGAAACGTAGAGCTGACCTTGCAACTGAGGCCGGAAGCGTTCATTGACCGCTCCGGAAATCCAGTATTCGACCTGAGTGTGCGGTAGAGGGGCCTTGACTTCCAATAGGCCTTCGTCGCCGACGAGCCGATCTGGACTGCACCCCACCGTGTGATCATCATCGGTGATGAAGCCCACTCTCTGAACGGTTACGTCTTGATCGAATTCATACCAATCGACCGCGTCGGCCTCGACGATCAAGCCCCGCTCCATAGCGGGCGAATTGTAAAACTCGATGTTCCGCTGCAGGATCCGCTCGGCGATCAGGACGCAGGCGTATTCACGCCACTGTTTCGACGGCTTGCCTTGGGGTGTGATGATCTTGTGGAAATGCGAGCTTGTTGGGATCCCAAGCCTGAGGCGGTCATACAGTTCCGAGTATTGCGCCACGTCATGAAAGATGGGCATGACTGGCTTCTGTCTTAGCTATCTGTTCCTCTAGAGTGCTAATCGCCTTGCGATAGTCCCGGGCGGCAATCGTCGCTACCGCAGCCCTGAGAGAACCGGCTTCCTCGACGCTCTGTGCCTTCATGTATTTCAGAAACTTGGGCCCGCCTTTTGCTTTTTTGATCAAATCAAGAATTCTCTTAGTCTGGGCCTCGTCTATTGTGCCTCCGGTTCCGTCGTCATCATCCCCGACAACCACGATATTGAAGATGTTGCAGGCGATGTAGCGGCGGAGAAAAGAATTGGTGCTCCCCACTGCCTGCACGTTCGACTTGCCACCGGTGGTGTCCGGCGGGGCGGGCATCAGGGAATCTTCATAATGGCCGCCCGGCAGGTGCTTCAGACGGCCGCGGATCAGGATGTCGCCGCCCTCCCGCGGTTCGTCGGAATAGGAGAGATCCATATCCTCTTCCGCCAAGAGTGGGCGCAGGTGTTTGTCGATCTCCTCCAGGGGGGCGTATTTGAAGGCTTCATTGGTGCCTCTTTGGGGCTTCCCTTTCTCGATTTCGTATAGAACCGACCTGCTCTTGACGATCTTGATGTCGGCGAGCTTTTTCAGGATCCGGCCCTTGGCTGCATTGTATGCGAGCTCGGCCTCTTTCGCCTTGAGGCGCTGATACATTGCCATCACGCGTTCGAGCTTTTCGACATCGGCGCGGGGGTCAAGCGCGACCCTTTCAATCAACGCCAAAACCGTGGAAGGGCTGTCCGATGGTGGCGTGGGCGGTAGCCGCACAACCGGCCGTTCGCCCGGTTCGGTCTCTAGCGTCAGGCTAGCCTGCTTCTTCATCAGAATTCCTCCTTCTCCGGCTTCCACTCAACATCGCTCCGCGGTTTGAGGCTGCCGCACCGGTTCGCGTCCTCAGTAGAGGGCCAGACTGCCCCTCCGGTTCGCGTCCTCAGTAGAGGGCCAGACTGCCCCTCCGGTTCGCTTACCAGCGAGCGGCGGCAGGATCGCGCACCTTCCGGTAGTGCCCGGTTGAGTATTCCAGTGCTCGTGAGAGTTATCCCACCGGCGCAGTTTTCGCAGCGCGGGCGGGAGCTTGGTTACTTCGCCATCGTCACGGCGGCCCATTATCTCTCCTCGGCGCACGTTTTGAAAGAGAAGTTATTCACAAAAAGCGTGATTCCGTCAATGGAAAAATCACGTTTAATTTAAGAGATCGCCTTCTCACGTCTGCTTAGCCTTAAGTGAGGGCTCGCGTCATGTGACGTATAACTACAATTATTAACCTTTATAGGAATCATGATATATGAATAACTGGACTATGGATGCTGTCGCCCCGAACCTGATCCAAAAGCCTAGGTCGTGTTGACGTTTCGACGACGAAACGGCTGGGTCAGCCTCACTGTTGGACTAGGCCTTCCTGCCCCCAAGCGGTCAAAAGCAGATGGCGGCGCTCCACCCCTACGCGGTTAACCGGGATCTCGGGTTCACCAATGCCGATCGCGTCGAAAACATCAGGCGCGTCGGTGAAGTCGCGAAACTGATGACCGAAGCCGGGCTGATCGTGATTTGCTCGTTCATCTCGCCGCTTCGCGTCGAACGCCGGATGGTGCGGGAACTGACCGCTCCCACCGCGTTCCTCGAAATCTTCGTCGATACGCCGCTTGAGGAATGCACCCGGAGAGACCTGAAAGGGCTCTATGCGAAGGCAAGGGCCGGGTGTTTTGAACGCTTCACCGGTCTCGACTCCCCCACGAGCCGCCAGAAGCGCCGGAGATCAGGGTGGCGACGGTTGGCATCTCACCCGAGGCGGCCGCGGAGCGAGTGCTGGACGAATTGCGGGATCGCAAGATCATTTAGCTCTGAATGACTGAGTTTGAGCGAGATCAGGAATATGACGATGGCCGCCGGCGTCCATCGCGCGGTTCGGCGCGCCCTTACTATGGCCGTAATAGCGACGGCGCTGTCAGCAGCGCTAACAGGGGAACACCCTCCTCCCGGCGTTCATGGCCGACTACAACGCCCGTTTTGCCAAACCGCCGGCGAATAAGAAAGACCTACACCGGCCGTTGCGCACCAGCGACGATTTGGAGGACGCATTTGCCTGGAAGGAGGAGCGTACCCTCTGGCAGGCGCTGACCCTGCAGTACGATAAGATGATCTTCGTCCTGGAGCCGAGCGAGCCGGCCAAGGCATCGATCGGCAAGCGCGTAACCGTTTTCGATTACCCCTATGGTCGGCTTTCGCTTCGTCACAACGGCGTTGAGCTCGCTTATCGCACCTTCGACAAACTGCGACAGTTTGACC